GGCAATGGTTTCCGATACAGCGGTCCTGGCGACGTTATATGACCTCTGCGCGTCCTTGGCAAAGCGGGTCACACCCCACCACTTCTTTGCCCCGTCAATGACAACAAACTCGCCATAGATCATCACGAACGGGAACATGCTGCCGCCCCACTTGGTCGGCTCCTCGAGGATCTCACTGCCCGACACAACCACCGACATGATGTCATGTGTTGTGACCATCCTGCGGCTCTTAACGGCAGCCATCGCCTCCGGGGTCTGCAGCATTGCCGCAGCCTCATCGGTGGTCGAATCAACTACAGCACCATCGGCCATCAGCCAGAGCTCTTTCTCGACCGGCACCTTGTACCAGTACTCGGCTATCCTGACAGTCTCCTCGTCCTGCCAGTCCTCATCGTCATCAAACTCAGCCAGGTCATCGAAGTTAACCCGGTCAGCCTTCGGGTACTTGCGCTCAAATGCCTTAAACGGGATCTTCTCGGTAATCAACCAGTCCTCTGCGTCCCGGTGCTCAAGATCCTGGCAGCCTGGGTCCACATACAGGCAGAACGGATTCAGGATGGGCTTAATGCGTATGTCTTGCTCAAAAGCGGTATCGTCGCTGTATTCCGTGTCCACTCGCCAGGCCCCCATACCACCCGGCACCTGGTATTCTGCGGCATAGTCCACCACAGAGTCACCTTTCGATATGTTCCAGATATTCCGGCAAAGGCCACTGTAGATGTCTGCGGTTTTCTTGTCTCCGCCCTCGACAGCTCTAACCTTAGCCGCTGGTCTATTCGCCCGGATGTCATTGATAATCCTCTTGCAAGTGATTCGGATTTTGTTGAACTCGTAACAGGGGCGCTGACCTCGCTCCTGCTTCATGTTGTCATCCCACTGGTAGCCAGGCTCATTGGTGAACTGCATGTCATCCATGGCACGCTCACGGTTGTAGTGATCTGCATCAGACATGTACCGGAATCGGCGCCTGACTAACTTGACAACTTCCTCGTCGCCACCCTTGGCTGCCTCATCAATGGTCTTTTCTTTATCCTGCGTATCCACTCTCAAACCCCTTGTATGGATCTTTCGGTATGTTAACACTGTTCACCATCTGCTCAGCCACAACCGCAGAATAACACCATGTCTCACCGCCGTGACTGAACTCGTCCTTCATCGGGGCGCCAGGATGGCCCGTTGTCTCCGGGACCATTCTCCTGAATCGTTTCAGACACTGCATGAATCGCTTACCGCCCATATCGCTGTTGATATAAGCCGTCTCAAATAAATTACGGCCCATCGAGATGTAATTCTCAACACCGATCTGGTCAATGTCACCAACATCCCAGCCAAGGTCTTCCATCACCCGCTTGTGCGACTTGCCTGTCTTCGGGTCTTTATGGCTGGCATCGTGTGGCATGAATATCTTGCCCCACCTGAACTTTGGATGCGCCTTTTTCACCATGTCGGTCAGGTCCGCATAGGTCATGTTGGTTTCTTCGTAATAGGCTATGCACTGCATCGTTGATGCAAACCGCTGCCACAAGGCTAGCGTCATCACGCCCCATCCAAGGTCCATCACGCCATGCACCATCCCGGACGTATCATGGTCGATCGGCCTGAACCGACTTTCGCCCTGGAACGTGCCTACCTCGTTGGCAAAGATCGCGCCCTCAACTGCCGGCAGCGTCTTGCCCTCCCAGATCCAATTATAACGGGTCTTGTCCGGACTCTTATCAAGCCTGAATGTCCTTTCCCGCTCACCCTGCAGGACTTCCGGAAACCAGGGATTATCACGCCAATTCAATTCAACCACGCAAACATCCGGCTGCGGATCAAGCGCATAGCGGGCATGCACCGGGTCGTCCTCGAGCTCAGGATTGTACGTATAGATGATAACGCTGTTTTCTTCACGAATGGTCGGCCCAAGCACCTCGAGTGATTTCTCACTAACAGCGTGTGCCTCCTCAACCCACGCCAGCTGTATGCGCTCCGTTGATTTCAGCTTGTTGATGTCCTGCGTCCTTAACCCGGCAAAGATGAACTGCGAGCCATTCGGTCCATAGATCGTGGTCTTCTGCTTATCAAAGTACTCATCGAAGTCAAGGTCGGTAATGATATCGCAGAGGGTTTGATAGACAGACTCCTCGATCGACTTCTGCGTCTCCCTGGTACACAGAGCTCGCACCCCGTAGTTGCCAATGATGTTGACCAATATCCGGGCAACCGAATGTGACTTGCCTGATCCCCTGCCGCCCTTCAGCACCAGGTGACGCATCGGCACCTCAAACTTCTTACCCGGCCCGCACTTGCCCTCAATGGTGGCGATCAACCACTCAACGGGGCGCTTAAGTTTCGGAGGTAGATCCATCGTCTGGGAAGTTAAACTGTTGAGGGGTGAAAGGCTTACCGCCACTAGTGTGATCCAGATTCTTACGGTCTGACCACTTATCAGGGCTGCGGTTCTTCAGGTAGAAGATCTGGGCAGTGACATTGCCCCCCGTCGCGTTATCAAACAGGGCATTGGTAACCGCTGACAATCCTTTTGATCGACCTCTTTTTATAGAGTCCCGAACGTCTTGATTGTTTCTCATGTGAGTGAATAGCGTGGAGCGACCAATACCAATACAGTCCGCAATTTGCTTAACAGTAAGTCCTTGACCTGCAAGGGTTTCTACCTGATCCGTGTCTATCTCTACAGTCAATGCAATACCCCGGACTCATAGTTCACCGTGTACAGAACCTCGAGCAGTTCATCCTCGCTCATATTGAACGGGTCGTCGTGTACCAGTTGCCCAATATAGTCCCATCCCTTTTCGACACAAGTCTCCATGGCGTCGATGTCGTCATAGGCCTCAAATAGCTTGGCTTCGTCTGTGACGCTGTCTGCCAGGAAGGTCTGCATCAGGTTACGCCGAAATTATTGTCGACGATCCATTTCCCCGTTTTCATTACCTGGGTCGATAGCCCGTCATCGGCCTTGATCATGATCTGCTTTCTTTCCCAGTTACTGTCGCCGTTACGGATCTGATTCATGGCGCTGGTGATGGTGATCGTGACATTAGCCGCAGCACTCACAGAGGTCCACTCGGTTACTGTTTCCTTAGTGGTCAGGCAATCCACCCGGTAATGGATCGTTGTTGGCGCCAGCGCGACCTTGGTGGCCCTAGTACGGAAATAAACCTCGACGTCGAACGCTGTCTCTTCCTCGACGCGGGTTTTGGGGAACTGGATTTCGATTTGGTCAGACATCATACCTCTCAATGTGATCGTTTAATGCCTTCAGTGCCCTTTTAGCCACCTCTTTAGGTCTGAGGATCGGGTTTGGCTGCATAGAATCTGTCACCATCTCGTAAACCATTTCTGGCTCAACCCGACTGGTTGATGTTAGGGTCATTGGCGCGCTGGTCATCTCGACGCTAGGCACTGACTTAACCGCGCCCGCTGCAACAACAGCCCCAGCGGTCCCCTTCAAAAAATCTCGTCTTTTCATAGCCCTTACTCCAGTAGTAAAATCGCCATGAGAAGAAATTCCTCTTCCTCTCGGGCCCGATCCAGTTCACGCTCAAAAGCCTGAAGGCGTGAATATGTTGCCTTATCTGCAGCCCGCTCCAGCGCCCTGGTCACCCTGTCATTATACGCCTCGGCCAACATATCGCTAGCCTCGGCCTGCATTCTGACGACCATGCCCTCGAGCTCAGTGACTTCTTTTGCTTCCTGCTCGCGGCGTAACTGCGCCTGCATGATCCGGGCAATCTCTGCCTCGACCTCCGGCAGCGCCTTTAATTCATCAAGCAGCTCATCATATTCTTTCTTTCTCCGCTTACGTTTTCGCTGATAGGAATCATAAGCGTTGATGGCGCCGTATCCACCTGAATTAGCCTCTTCATCATCAACAACCGGCGGGACAAATGTACTCGACGGCGGCTCTACAGCACCTCGCCACAGTTGGATCTCATTGCCCTGGTTGAGGTTGTCGTACTGCGGCTCTACCGCTCCACGATAAGCCTGTATGACATTCGTCCCGGTGACAGAAGGTGCACTATCCAGTACCTGAGCGGGGGATACAGCACCTTTCCAGAGTTTTGTGGATGTGGCTCGCCATGCTTTTGATACTGCCGCGCCAGAGGTCTTGATGTAATGGCGTGGAGATGGTTGTGCTTCTAACTGTGCGCCCCACAAGAAGATTGAAGATGTGCCATCGAGATCCACTGTTACATCACTATCCGCGTCAGTTACGCCAATACGGATTGTGCCAACGGTGTCGCTAGCATCTGTCGTAAATGATAACCAGCATCTATACCACCCGTTAGGCAGCGCCACAATGCCAGAGTCATCTACGCCAGCGGATGGGGTGCCCCCCACAACCCCATTCGTTAAGTCATACCACTGACTTGTATTATTTGATGGGGTGGTGAAATAATCAAGCTCAAAATATAGCCAATCAAGCTGATCCGCTTTCGCATACACCGACATAGTATGTTGAGTAGACGCGGCAACGGTTACATTGTTGTAGTTAAAAGAAACAGATCCAGTCCCCGTGCCGCTATTATCAAGCAACTGATCAGCTATTAGCGCGCCATTCGGTGCGCTCGCCTGATCGGCAACGCTGGCCCCGTTTGATTCCGTCCATGTTGTAAGGAAGTCCTCACTCTGAACAAACAGATTGGTGGTCGTAATCGGAACAATCGGGTTATTTATACCCGGCTCAATCGCCCCTTTGTGAAGTATTACTGGGGTAGCCACTTAGATGGCTCCGTTCGCAAAGTCCTCGGGGAGACTGCCCTCTTTTACGGCCCCGGTATTGACGGGTGAGAAATCTCCACCGGCTGCGTCAGTGAAGGGGGATTCTGTTAAAGCCTCATTTCCACCATAGGATTCAATGTAATTTGAAAAACTTTCGTTTGTCTCGCAATCATAATAAGAATTACCATGAATCGCGGACTGTTGCCCAATCGCCGTGATCGCAGTCCCACCAGACCCGCTGAATCCCTCTATTAAATTATTCGCAATACAAGAATCTACCGTGGTCTGTGATTGCCAGATGCCTCTGTGAACTGCAGCGCCGGTTGCATAGATGCTGTTGCTATGAACCTGACCACCATTGACCGTGGTAATTCCATTTCCGTTTACAGCGACAATGCAGATGTTTCTCATCGCCAGTGCACCTGTTGATACATAAATGCACTCATCGCCAGACCCATCCATTGACGAGCCGTCAATATAGTTAGCCATCACGGTAGCCGTTGTTGCAGTTGCGCCATTAGTAGCGAAGTCGTGAATGTAGTTGCCAAAGACGTTGCTATAAGAACCACAATTGATCGCGGTTAAGGTTGTGCCGTTAACCTCGCAGTTAATTACCGAACACCGATCATCTGTCTTGATGATGTCATTCGCGCCACAAGTATGTAGATGCAGATCACGGAAGTGTACGTTGTCAAATGCCGTATCACTCCAAACTGGCACAGCACCACCACCCGATATTCCACCTATGCCACCATCGCCTGCGGCAGAGGTGTAGCCCTGAAAGATCAGCGGGGCGGCGGTATTGGAGGTGGCCCACGCTATAGACACGCTGGTATCTTGTGTGGCGGTGTAAAGATTCGCAGCCAGCACCTCATCGGTCCCTTCGCGGATGTTACAGCGTAATCCATCGGTCACGTTAAATGTGTGAGAAATAATTGCGTGTTCTAAATCTCCGTATGGGTCTGCCAGGCTGCCGGAACCGGTGTCTGCGGCGATACTGGGGTCGATATAAATTTCTTCTATAGCCATTATTGACCCGCTATGTCTTGAGGGAGTGCGCCTTCACGGACATTCCCAGTATTAACGGGCCTGAAATCGCCGTTAGCCGGGTCCTGAAAGGGACTACTGCTTAATGTCTCGTTGTCTCCCTGCGCGCCTGTTTGCACATGCGTTGCAGTGTCATATGCGGTGGTGCAATCGTACACCGCATTTCCCCCATAAAACTTGGCTCCTGATGCGGTGCCAAATTCGACTCCTATGCCGCCGGCTCCACTAAAACCCTGAATGAGATTATTGCTTAGAGTGTTAGAGATAGAGTTGGAGGCTTGATTGATTCCCGACCCCGTCCCTCCCTCGCAATAAATAGAATTATTGGTGAGCGTTCTGCCGTCGGCTGATGAAATTCCATCACCATTACCGGTGAGGTGAATGATATTTCTGTCTACGACCTCGGCACTTGCAATTGCAGTAGTGCATGTGTTTGTGCCGTCTGCTATGTAACAATATGTTACTTGCGCATTTGGTGCGTCTATTGCTATGGCCCCTATGTTGTGAACATAGCAGCCCTTAACAGCGCAGGCTACCGCCACTCTAATGGCCCCACCTGTTGTGTTATCTAGCTCGCATCTTTCGACATAACAATTATTGTCGAGGTCTAAAATATAGCCTGTCCCACAATTATGCAGGTGCAAATCAACGAAACTCATATTTCTGTAGGTAGATGATGACGTTCCAAATACCGGAACAGACCCTCCACCTGAGATTCCACCTATACCCCCATCACCAGCCGCAGAAGTGTAGCCGCGAAACACCAATGGCGCGGCCTCTGTTGGTGCCCACGCTACAGAAACAGAGGTGTCTTGACATGCGGTAACAAGATCAGCAGCCAATACTTCATCAGTCCCCGCCTTGATATTCACGCGGGTTCCATTCGTCAAATCGAATGTCTCTTGCTCAATGCAATACTCTAGGTCACCATAGGGGTCGCCTACAGTTCCTGCTCCGGAGTCCGCCGCAATGGACGGATCAACATAGAGTTCAGTGATTGCCACTTACAATCCCGCTGTAGGACCGGATGCCTGCGTCATTAACTGCTGGTCAGCGTCGTTATCTGAGTTAGCAATGACCTCATCAAGAAACGCAACCAGACCCGCAAGCTCCTGCTTTGTAAGATCATGTGCGCCTGCAATACCACTTGAGTTGGGTATGACCTCGCCTGCTGTGAGAGAGCTGACGATAGACCTCGGGCCACCGGTAGCGTCAGCGGCAGCAACCAGTACTCTGGCCTCGATAAGTGAACGAGCATAGGTATTCACCCACCCTCTTACGTTGCGTTCCCATGCCGCTAATAGGTCGCGGTCCTGTTGTGTTAAGTCTGCGTAAAGTCCCATATCCTTTCCTCAAAAATCAATACTGTCATCATACAATTCGCGATATAAATCAGCTAACCGTTTCTTGTCTCGCTTCTTTCTCTGCCTCTGGGCGGAACTTATATTCTCTGCGGCATAGCCCCCACCAAGCCCCAGGTCAGATGAATTCTCACCAACCCAGAAATTTTCAGCCCAAAACCCCTTGACCCAAAACCCTGCTTCCCAGAATTTAGGCGCCGCCATAATTCTGCCCGCCGCTACCATTCGCCCCAATGGTTTCGCCAGCGACCGCCTTTACGTTTGCGCCGTTGCTCTGCAAATCGTCTGTGTCTGCGAGAGTGTTCTTTAGATGTACGCCAACAGAATCGCTGACAACAACCGCAGAAATATCCTTTTCAACAACTGCGGTCGCGTTATCAGCAGCACTCGGTATTGAAATCAGGCTAACCGCGTCGGGATGTAATTTGTAAATAGTAGTGCTATCCGGGTCGGTAGCCCAGGCGCTTGAGACGGAAGCGACCTCCGTGGCGGTAACAATCCCCGTGATGGCCCTGCTCTGTCCGGCGCCTGTCCCGCCCGTCAATTCAACTATCTGTCCAATACATTCATCATTGACCGAAGTAGAGCCAGCAGCGAGCGTGATCTCCTGTGTATCACCGCCCTGAGCCGTGCCGGCATAAGTCACCCCGTTAGGATGTTGGGCAGAGGGGTGGTCTTCGGTTTCTACTATGATGGCTTTATCGAGCCAGACTTTGGTGCCAGTTTGAATAAGCGACTCTAGTGGTGTCGTCATCGAGTGCTCCTTACAGGGGGGTGAAAATCAAAGAATCGTTTCAGGGTTCGCCGTATTCTACCGAAGCGAGTGTTAGGATTCTTGTCTTTCTCGGCAGAGAAGGGCTAGCGAATCTCCCTCAACTGGCAATTGGTGGGAATGCGCAGGATGGGGTAAATGCGCCTGCGGTAGACTGATTTTGAAGAAAACTGTAGCTTTAAACGGTTTAGCGCGCAGAAAGTGGCCTGATTTTCGCCATTTGTGTCGGCTGCAGCACAATTTGGGATTTCGGTCGGTTTGTAGTTCCCGATGATCAAAGGAATGAACCCGATTCCCTCTGCGTACCGGCAAGGCATTTGCGGATT